GAATTAAAGATGTCGAAAATAGAACAATTATCAAAATTTTTAAACAAAAAATAACATGAGCAGAAAAGTACATTTTGCAATGGACGTAACAAACAATGCGTTATTGCAAGTTAACCCAAAAGAATTTTACACGAAAGCGTTATTGTCTAACCGTTCAAGCGCACAATTTCGTCAATTACTTGGAATCAAAGAGTCAACTAAAATCGCTTCTTTAGATTTCGGTACACTATTAACAGAAGCAGATTGTGATTTCGTTGCGAACGATTCTACATTGTCAGCAAAAACAATGGATGTTTGTAAAATCGCTTTAAACACGGAAGTTTGTCAATTCGAAATTGAGCAATCATTTTTAGCTGATTGGATGAACAAAGGTTCAAACGGTGATTTTATGCCAGCTGATTTCGCTACGCATTTTTATGACCAATTAGGTAGAACAGTTGCAGACCAATTGGAATACCTTACATGGCAAGGTGACACAGAGGGAGAAACCGATACATACCTAGACCTTTGCGATGGTTTGGAAAAACAATTGTCAGGTGCTACAATTCCAACGGCTCAAAAAATCGCTGGTACGAATATCACGTCTACAAACGTAATCGCTCAAATGACTTTGGTTTACAATCAAATTCCAAAAGCATTGAGAAATCGTAAATCAGAAGTTAAATGGTTTATCGCTTCTAACGTTGCTGATGCTTACCGTTTGGCAGTTGCTACACAGTCAGCTGAAGCATACACTACAAAAGATGCTCCATTGACATTCTTAGGTTACGAGTTGACAATTGGTGAGGGAATGACTGATTCAACAATGACTTTGTCTTTACAGTCTAACTACATTTTCCTTGCGGATTTGGTTTCAGATCCAAGCGACATTACTACAATCAACATGAAAGAAACAACTGGAGATAGAAAAATCCGTGTTATTTCTGACTTCAAAGTAGGTTTCAACTACTTGAATGATGCTGAATGGGTAACTTACAAAATCGCCTAACATTAACGAGGGGGTTTAATTACCCCCTTTTTATTCACATTTAAAAATACATACTATGGCTTGCGAAGCATTAGAGGGAATTGAGTTAGGTTGTGAAAGAAATAGCGGAGGACTTCATCAAATTTTGGTGGGTGACATGGCAGATATTTCAGCACAAACCGTATCACTTCCTACATGGAAAATCACAGCAATGACAGTAGATAATGAGCCTATTGAAATTGCCGTAAAAAGAAAAACATCAAACTATGTAGAGGACGAACAAAACGATTTCGTTAACGGGTCGGTTGTTGTTACCGCTACAATCACAGCAATGTTGCACAGACGTGATGCTGATAAATCTCGTAAATTGAATATTTTGGGCGCGGGTCAAAGATACCTTTATGCAATCTGTAAAGATGCGAACGGGTTATATTGGTTTTTCCCTAACGTACAACTTCAATCAGTTGGAGAGGGGTCAGGTCAAGAGCGTGCAGACGGTTCAAAATATTCCGTTGTATTGGTTGGAGAGAATGACCAACTTGCATACGAAATTGAAAGCGCAGTTGTTGCTGGATTATTCTAAATTTTAACTACTACTAATAAATTAAGGTTGTTCAATTTGGACAGCCTTTTTTTGTGTCCTATTATTTACATGATTTATTTAGAAAAGAATATTTCCACAAACATAGCATTGACACTTAAAGAAAGTTCTTTGTTATCCGTGCCTTATTACTTATTCCATTTTGTGAACGAGATTAATAAAACAGAAACGTTTGTAAACTTTGAAGATATTAGCGGTTATCCTGAAAGATACAATTTATTCACAATGCAATTAGACTATGTCAAAGGTCAATATACCTACACAGTTTACGAAAGTATATTACCTGACCCCGAAACGATAGCAGACACTACGGGTCACATTGTAGAAACGGGAATAATGATTATTCACTCCGATGAGGATGCAAACACAAATATTTATTTATGAAAATACTAGGTATAAATTTTAGCAGAAATTCAGTCGTAAGGACAGAGCAACAAGCATACAGTACTCCGTTTGGGCAAATTGGCGATGGTAACTTATCACTACCTTTTATTCAATCGCAGGTCCATAAAGCGGGCGTTATTTATTTTGGTCAAGATAACTTATTCCCTAGTGTACTGGACCAGATGTATTATACAAGTCCAATTCACGGGGCGGTTATTGACTTTACAGTAATGGCAGTAATAGGTGGCGGTTTTACAGTTGAGGGATTGAGCGACGGAAAAGATAAGGTAGCGTTTGGCGTATGGTCACGAATGAATAAAGTTGATAGAAATCTAGAAACGGTTGGACGAGATTATAAGATGCACGCACGTGTACATTTTTTATTACACTATTCAGATAGCGGAAAGTTCCTTTTCATGGAAAGAATACAGCCCGCTTCTATTCGTTATCGATTTGACGGTAACTATGAATTTTCTAGCGATTGGTCAACTGGTAAAGAGCGCAGATTTTTAGAAGCGTATCACCCCGCTAAAGTAGGAAAGTACAAAGAGATGCTTTACACATATGGCGAAGTTGGCGCGGGTCAAGATATTTATCCTATACCTACTTATTCAAGTGCATTAAATTGGTGTTATTTAGATGGTGAACAAAGTTATTTTCACAAATCAAACTTACAAAACTCTATTTTTCCTAGTTTAATTATTAGACGTCCTAAACGATTCGGCTCTAAAAAAGAGGTCGAAGATTTCAAAGACGGCTTAATGAATAACAAAGGCGCGAAAAACGCTGGAAAAGTATTCGTTTTAACGGGTGATGGTATGGAAAATGTGCCTGACGTTATTGTACCTACTTCTCAATCGAATGATAAACTTTTTGAGGGTACTGCAAAAGAGTTGAAAGATAATATTTGTTTCGCTCACAAAATCAATCCCGCCATTATGGGTGTGAAAGTTGCGGGTTCTTTGGGTAATGCTCAAGAACTTGAAATGAGTTACGCTATTTTTGAGAAAAATGTTGTATTTCCTATGCGTAAACAGTTGGCATTTATGTACAACGAATTGATGCAAATTGCAAACATTGACGGCACATTTACAATTCAAGACTTTAAAATAATTGAGGGTCAAGTTATCGATACTCCAAACACTCCGACAGTATGATTTACTTTGTAACAGAAAATTACCTAAAACAAAAGACACCGATAACTCAAAATGTTAGTGCCACCGATGTGATGCCGTTTATCGAGCCGTCCGCAAGTGGTTGGATGCAATCGATTCTAGGTACTTACTTTTTCAATCACTTATTAACCGCTTACAACGCACAAACATTAACGAGTGATGAAGAAATATTGGTAGGTAAAATACAACCAGCAATAGCGTGGCGTGCAACAGTTGACTGTGTGCTTGGTCTTACATACCAACTAAAAAACAAAGGACTACAAAAGCAAAACGGTGATAACTCCGAAAGTGTAGAACAATCGGAAACAACGTTTGTTATGCGACACTATGAGCAAAAAGCGGAGTTCTTTGAAATGATAACAAGAAAGTATTTGAAATCAAATAGAGATTTGTTTCCTGAATTTACAAGTCAACTAAATAGAGATTCAGAATTAGCACCGCAGAACGACGATAATTTTAACACTGATACAATGTTTATATGATTAGTTATTTACAAGCAGTCAACGTTATAAAGACATTTGCGGACGATCATTTGCAAATTAATAGATTTGATTTTGAGTTCAAAGAGCAAATGCAGAATTTAGCTACTTTAAATGAAGCGTATCCATTTTTGTATGTAGTTCCATTAGCAAGCGATACAATCACAAACGTAAATGAATTTGAAGTTGAAATTTATTGTGTGGATAGATTACAAAAAGACCGTACAAACGTTAACTATGTAGTGTCAGATACCAACCAAATATTAAACGATTTAGTGTTATGGTTAGAAGAGGGTCAAGATGATATTGAGATAGTAGGAACAGCAACGCAAACACCTATAAATAACGATTTGTTAGACTATGTAGGGGGCTGGGTTTTAAGAGTGCGTTTGCAAGTTGAAAAGATTGGACTTTGTGAAATTCCATTAGGGGGTGAAATGCCACCGCCACCAACTTGTGAAAACGCTACTTTCCAAAATTCAGATGAATCATTTGTAACTACGATTGCAAGTGGTGATACCTATACAAGTGAAGATGTACGTATTCGTGTTTTTGACCAAAACGGAAACAGTTTAGCTGGTGATGACTATCCTAGTAATATTGATGTTGATATTACAGTCGAAGTAACAAACGAAATTGAAGCGAACGTAATTAATTCACTAGATGAAATCGTAAACACCGCAATTGTAACAACTGATAATCCTAATATTTCCGCACCAAATGGGCATTCACACATAAAAAAATCAAGCGGTGGGAATATTGATAATATTGCAATACCTAGTGGTGCAACTGTGATTACTGAAATTGCTGATTCTGTAATTACTTTAAAAGATTCAGGCGGTTCAAATATTTCTGTTACAAACGTACAAGCAACTGAAACGGCAAATATTACAGCCCCAGACGGCTTAATTAACATTAACGGTTCAAGTGTTGGGAATGTCAAGTCAAACGGTACTCGAAACTTATTCGTAAAACTTGACGGTACAAATTCGGGAACTTACGACGGTGTAGATACAATAAACATTACAAGTCCAGCGCCAACGGTAAAAGGTGCTGAACAACTAAAGACTTTTCAAACGACAAGTTATTCAACGGGGGACGATGGAAACCTACAGCAAGGGCGTGGAAGTAGTCATTTACTTTTGGGATGGACTAATAAATTTGGAAATAACAATCGATTCACTGATACATTAGGCGGTTCAACTTATGCAAACAATATCGTTTTAGACCACCAACAAGATAATGGAACTTCGATAATGGGTTACTTTAGAAGTAGTTTAGCACGTGCAAATGATAGCTACGTAAATAATATTGCTTATTGTAATACTTTAAATACGGGCGGTTTCACGGGTTGGAGAATGACAAACGTAAGGCAGTTGGAAGTATTGATGAATTACGAACTTACGAATATTTTAGACTTCGCACCGTTTAACGCTGGCGGTGTCAATGCGCATTCAAGCACTACTTATAAACCTAGTACAACTCTTTGTCATGGTTTAAATGGTAGTTACATGAGTGTTATCGGAAAAGGCGCAACAACCGCAAAATGTTTACCGTGCAGACGTTTCACTTATGCAGAATTAGGACTTTAAAAAATAAAAACTATGAAATATAAATTCGCTCAATTCGATGCAGAAATCGAAAACCCAGAAATTGAAGTAGATACAACCTCAATCCGTTTAAATGCGGTTAGACTAAAGTTATCCGTTGACGTGGCGTTAATCGTTGACAACGCACGAATGGCGGTTACATTGGATGAAATACCGTTTGAATTTCCTTTTGAAATCGAAAGTATTGTAACAAAAGTTACACAAAGGCTAACTGACTATGAAATAAATTAGTACATTTGAAACCATGATTGAAGCGGTTAAAATATTTAAGACATACGGAGGACTGGGAGTGGTATCTGTTTGGTTATTCATGACGAATAGTAGAGTAGATAAATTGGAACTAGAATTGCAAGCGTGTAACGATTCTAAAATAGATATTTACAGAGAGTTAACCAAGCCGATAACAAGCAAGCACAACGAAAATAAACCGCCATTAATCGCAATTTTATCACAAGCAGTAAACTTTAAAAATTCAGAAGATGAAGAATGTTGAAAACATGGATTTGTTGGACCGCTTAGAAGCACCAACGCCAAAAAAGAACAAAAGAATAGGCAGAATTTTTACG